TACTTCAGAGACACGGCTCTTACTGGCGCTACGTCTAGAAGTAACGTGTTTGGTGCTTCGGGTAAGCTGTACTCTATCTTTGTGAACAACACAGCGGGCACTCCGGCTACCGGCTACCTCAAGCTGTACGACACCAACTTGGCTGTGACGGAAGGAACCACGGTTCCGTCGTTTATCTTTAAGATATCCTCAGGCGTAATCGAAAACTTTACCTTTCCAGACGGACTGACCTTCTCCTCCGGTCTAGGTTATACGATTAGCGATTCACCGGGAACCAACGCAGGTGCCACGATTAACGCAATCGGGAACCTAATCTTGACATTTAAGTGAGGCATTAAATGGCTGCTGCAATTACACAACTCGTCGATGCACTTGGCGGATTTGTTCTATCCGACACCGCCGTGACCAATACAGTAGTGGCGAACGCGACGGTCGGCGGGGCCGGGGCCACGACGAACATTTTCCACATTGAGTTTGATAACACCGCGAATGCGGCGGTTACTTACCTGAAGATTTACGAGAACGTAAATCCAACGATGGGCGGAACCGCAGCAACCGACGAACCTTCTTTTGTACTTGCAGCCGCTGCCTCTACTAAAGAGTACGTCTCGGTGCCTTCGGCCATCGCGCACTCAACGGGCTTCTCGTACATTGCGACCACAACGCAGGCGGAAGCCGGTAGTCCGTCCGCACCTGCTAGTGCTTGTTCGCTGGCGATGATTTACACTAAGGCTTAGGTTAGTTTAACTTTAGCGTAGACGTAGCCCCGAGTTGCGTCTCTCTCCCCGTACTCCGGGAACGGCGGCAAGTAGGGCTCACCGGGGCCTACACCGCGCCACACCACACCGTTGTGGTCAATACCGTTACGCTTAGACTTGGTGGCTTCTAGGACCAACAGGCGACCTCCTGCCTCACACGCGAGGAAGGAGTGTCCCTGCTTCCACTGGCCCTTCCAGACTTGGTACAGATACCAGCCGTCACCCTCGCCATCGGCGGCGATGCCTAGAGCCTTAGCTGTGGTGATTGGTCCCCATAGGTCCTTACGGTCCCACATCTGCCACTTCTTATAGCGGTCAAACGTCCAGTCAGCGTCCGGGTATAGCTGACACAGTAGTCCCCAAGTGAATGTCGAACAGTCTATTTGCTTAGTACCTGTGTCGATTAGCTTGGAGGGGACGCCACGAACACAAGACGGCATGTCCGCCTTGTGCCCGTAGCTGTAGCCCTTCCATGATGGAAGGGCGTGAAGGAGTCTCTCGGTTACAGTGGAATCACCTGCCATCCCATTTCCTTTGGCTCATAGTCTTCTGGCATTACTGTGCTTTGGACGTATACCCCAAGGGCGGGGATTGTCCTTGCTACCCTCATCATGGCCCCCAACGTCTTAGCGTCGTAAGCCCGGTCTGGGAATATGATAACACTCTTATCCATCGGAAGCACAGTAGCGGCGAGGGCTACAGCGAGAGCGACAGACTCCGCACCCGATGGTACAGGCCGACCCTCAAAACCCAGTCGGGCATCCTTGGTAGTTACGAACTTAGGTTTGCCCATACTCTCCGGGACGTACTGCTGCATCTTACGCTCAAGCTCTGGAACAATCTCCGCGTAGAACCTACTCATTTCGCGTTTAATCTGTTCAGACAGGTCCTTGGACTGGGCCTCATGAAGCACCGTCTGCGACCGCTGGGCCACCAAGTCTTGTGTCGGGGGCGACATGTACTTGAGGACAATGTCTAGCTCTTTGAGCTTTGCCCTGTGACTACGAAGTGCCTTGCCCACTACTTCGTCCATCTTCAACAGGGCTTGGCGGTAGCCGCCGTGCTGCTTGACCTGAGCGTCCCACTGCTGGTGGACCACAGTCATAGGCATGTTGTTGTCTACATGCTTAAGTAGGAACTTGTATAGAGCGGTTGACCCGCCGTTCATTGCAGTCATCGCTTCTTGGACTGCGTTTCGGTAACCCGCTTGTCCGCTACCATACTCGTACTTCTCGAAGTCATTGGTCAGGATGGAGGCTCGGACTTCGTTACCCTTGTCCCCCATCTGGTTGATGACTCGCTTTAGCTTCACGTCCTTGCCTGCGGCATCGAACACTTGGTTGAAGCAGGCTAGCTCTAGCCCGTGAATGATGGAACTCTTGCCTGCACCATTGCGTCCGTAGATTAGAACGTATGGCACCTCAAAGCGCCAGCGTGTTTCCAGTTTGTTCTTTACATTAGTTACTAGTGTCTTGATCATACTTCCTTCCATGATTGGCCTATTTCGGCCTCTGCTGTAAACTCTACGGGTAGACCTTCTACCCTCCTTGTTAGCACTTCAGTTACGATATTCTTTGTGTCTTCTGCTTTTCCCTCCGGTACTGCGAATACGACGGCATCGTGAAGCTGGTTCACTAAGCCAATCTTGTTGTTAAAGTCAAATGGTAGGTGGTCATCCACCAAGTCAATCATCCCCTGAGCCACTACGGCAAAGCCGCCTGCCTGAACACCGAAGTTCAAGATGGCGTTGTAGTCTTCTTGGGCGAAGAACCGTCGCCTTCCCATGACGACCTCGCCGACGTAACCGTGTGACCTACAACCCTGCAAGGTTTTTCTCCACCACTTCGCGAACTCCGGGGCTCTATCCTTCCATCTCCGGTGGAGCACTCGAATCTGCTGGAGCTTGTAGTGGGCGTACAGGAGGTTGCCATCGTTGTCCTCGTTGCTGGTAACGAGGTCGTAGATTTTAGGCGCTGCCGCACCGTACAGTGAGGCGAAGCAGATGGTCTTAGCCAAGTTACGCATACGCTTGAACTGACCTGTACCTTTACCCATCTTCGTCTCAGGTGCGCCCTCTGACTCCCAGAACCTCGACCCGAACATCAAGTCACCAGTTAGGTTGTGTGGATCGATCTCCTTATGCTCGAAGGCATCAAGGTAGTGCTGGGCTCCTGCCAACGCTGAGGCAAAGCGTAGCTCAAGCTGGTCGTAGTCTGCCCCGACGAATACGCATCCCTCCGGAGGTATGAACATGTCACGGAGACTATGTGGAATGTTCTGGAAGTTAGGGCCGCTAGATGAGAGGCGTCCTGTAACCGTACCATGGGAGTTCCAGTTGGGGTAAACATATCCGTCCCGTACAACCCCTGCATCGGGTCTGAGCTTAGATAAGTAAGTAGTAAGCAGTTTCTCGTCCCGACGGTAGAACCGAAGTGCATTGATGTACTCACGCTGCTCGTCGTCAACAAGAGGGCTGGAAGCCAGAGCCCGGAGTACGTCTGCCCCTACGCTAGGTTCACCAGTTGCCGTAAACTCCTTGGGCGGAAGGCACCAGTCATTGAAGAACAACTCTCTAACTTGAGTAGGTGAGTTGGGTGCAATGTCCGGGCGCTGCTCTAGTAGAATCCGCTTCCACTTATCAGAGCTTTCCCTGTGCCTAGTCTCGTGGGTCAAGCGCCTACCCTCATCAATACGCATACCCATCCGCCGCATACCTACACAGATGTCCTGAATCTTAGCGTCAAAGGTGTAGAGATGATTTTGGCCACGCGCTCTCACAGCAGCCTTCAACGGTTCAACTATACGCGCAGTGACTGCTACGTCAGTTGCACAGTAGTCATGTAGCTCTTGGTCTGTCCTAGCTACCACTCCGGTGTGGTCCGCCTTCCAAGCAGGTACGTCAGTTAGGAATGAACCAATGAACCCTAGCCCGTGGCGATGCTCGGACGAAGCTAGTTTGTGAAGTAGGATGGTATCAACCAAGGGCTCAGGTGTCACACCCAAATGCTGCTCGACTACCAAGCGGTCAAAGTAACCTGCGTTGTGTCCGACCTTGATGTGCTCCGGGTCAGTGAAGACGTCTCGGAGTAGGTCCTTCATCCAAGCCTCTACGTCTGCCGGGTAGAACCTACTGATGCCGTCGATACTCACGAACGGTATCATCAGTACACGGTCCACTGTACCAATGCCGATGCAGCGTAGGTCTGTAGTTAAGCAGTCGATACCGTCTGTCTCAACGTCGTATGCCAAGGGCTGACCCTTAACGTCTTCGAAGAAGGCCTTAGCTTCCTCGTAGTCAGGGGTGAACAAAACTTTGGGATCTGCCCATTTTAGTTCACCCCTATGGTGGCGAAGCATCTTACCTACGTCACTGCGGAAGATGCCTTTAAACCTTGGGTTACGCATAACCATAGATGGGGAGTAAGTAGGTAGAACCTTGTACTCTTCTAACTTAGCAGGTCCGCCACGCACTGCGTCGAGCTTCGGGTTCCCATCGTACACAAACTTCGTTGCGTAGGAGCCCATTGGTAGGATGGTCTTGTACCCGTCTATGTTCTGTCGGACATGACCGGAGCAGGCTTCAATGGGGCTGAGGTACGGCTTCTGCCCCTTCTTGACACGTCTACGATTGGTAGACCGCAGACGGGCTAGGTACGCCTTAGGGTCGTCCTTGGGCCACCTACAGCCAATGATGTTTCCCCACGACACATCGGACGAACCGACACCGTGAGCGTTCAACTGTTCAACTACAAAGATGCCGTTGACATCGGAGAAGGGTACACCGAGTTGGGCGTCAGTTTTAGACGGACCCTCGCCCAAGATGAGTACACCTTTGTCCTCTTTGTTGTGTACGAAGTCTACTGGTGACCAGCACTTCTCTCTCTTCCAGTACTGCTTCAGTGGACATCTATCGCATTTAGCTTTGTCGAATCCCAAGACTCACCTCAAACCATCTAAACCATTCATCAAACTCTTTGTCTCGCATGTCTTTCGGGGCAAGGTACATACCGCGATGGATACGCACCCTACCTTTCTTCTTCAAGCGATGGAACCCCAAACGCTCCATCGGAGTACAGTCCAACCGACACACTGACCACTCTCGGAGGAGCCGCTCTAGTGCGTCAATCTCCGGTACAGTCAGCTCAGTCGGTGTCAAAGGTAACCCTAGCTGGAGGCTCGGCTTCCTCGACGCCGGAGTAGACCAGCACCAACGCACTGCACTTGGGACAAGTAAGATTAGTTACCATACTGTAGACCGTGCTGCCCTCGGCTTCGTGGTCAGCGCCCCAGATTAGTTCAGTATCTTTGCAGTGCCAACAGTTCATCGTCGTCCTCGTCTTGGTAGAAAAGGGGATGCCTTGGAGTGAAGCGGTAAGAAGCTCCAAGGCACCCCCAACACCGACTAGCCGTCGATGTTAATGAAGCTGTTGAGTGCATCACCAGCAGAGTTCGTTGTACCACGAGCGTCACTTGCCGCAGTGTACTGGTCAGCAGTGACCCACTTACGAGTAGGCCAACTGTTGTCGTCTACAGCCGGAGCGTAGTAGCAGTAGCCGATGAGGCCAGTGCAGACCTCAGCGATAGCTTCCGCAGCTTCTTCCATGGTCTTGAAGTCCTTGGCGAACGTCTCACGAACCTCGGCAGGGCTCATGCCCAATGAACTAAAGAACCGGAGCCAGATGCCCAACACCTTGTCGTCTGACGACTTAGGCAAGTTGATGCCGTCGTTGATGGCAGCGCCCTTCTGGCCGCCTTCGTCAACTGAACCCTTGATGCGGATACGGGCATTACCTGTTTGGGACTCGTAGCATTCCATGCTGTTAATCTTGACGAGGTACACCCCTTTCTTACTTGGGGCACGGTTGATGTTCACGTTACTAAAATCAAAGTTAAACATTTCTTTCTCTCTCTACAGTGTGTTAATAAAGTTATCAACTAGGTTATTGTTATGCTTTCTAAGCTGCGCCCTGTCGAGCGCATCAGCGAATATCCATCTTATGTGTCGGTTGTCAACATCCTCCTCTGTTAGTTTCTTCAAAAAAGCTGTCAGGATGGGCTTGAGCTTGGGCCGCTTCTCTTCTAGCTCTTTGGCCAGAACCTTGCTTACATGCTCAACATGCTCATCCATGAACACTAGACTCTCTGGTCGTGGAAGCTCGTAGCCCGAGAGCAATAAAACTTCACGAAGGTTCAGAGGGAACGTGTCCGGTGTGATGGCTAGACGGTCCCCTGTGATGTAGTCAGGGTCAGGTCCGGCTTGGTACAAGTAAGGCCACCCGATAGCCTTGTCGTCATAGATGACACGGACAACAACGTCGGCCATAGCTGGTAGCTTCTCCGGTAGTTGCCATCCGGGAATCAACGGAGCACCCGGAATATACTTTGTTGAGCCTTCCTTCTTTACCTCTTTGGGAGGTTGCTCGTGCATAGTTAGGATGACGTGGCAGTCAGCAGCACGGGCTGCGTCTCGCAAGTCATACACTCGTTGGTTAAAGGCATCGAATGCCGACCAGCCAGAGTGACTCTTCTTGCACCTAGCAAGTTCTTGGTCACAGATAATGCTGAAGTCGTCCACAATGATTGCGGGGTAGTCGCCTTGAGCTTGTTTAATGATTTGGGTAATCTGCGGAATACCAATCTTCTCGTCGGCTTCGACGACCTTGGGTTCCCAACCCAACCATCTGGCACAGGTGAGAGCGCCCTTTGGTGCGATGAACAATCCATTAGGGAAAGCTCTCACACTTGCAAGTGTCTTGCCTGTTTTAGCAGGCCCATATTGAATAGCGAATATACTCATGTCTTACTCCCCCATTGGCACGTCTCATAAAATCTACACTTTCTATAAGGCCAACATGCTGACTCATGATGAGTAGCTGGCCACAACGATGGTTCCACGTCTTCAAACTCCCTTATTAATCTTTCTGCATTTGTTATCGTATTTCTAAAGTTGGCAACGCTGTGTGGGGCTGGGTCGATAGGCATCCGATGAAAGGTTGGAGATGCTCCACCCTTGCCCCACTCAATCACGTTCAGTAGTACTCCGCCCCATTTGTCACCGAACATCTTCTGTCCGATCATCTGGTAGCCAATGAACTGGCCGTTCATAGAGTAGCCACCTACTGTTTTGCCACTAAATCTGTTAGTGGTTTTATGGTCTACGAACCAGACCTTACCCGTCATTGGGTGTCTCCACACTAGGTCAACACGCTGAGTGTAGAAGTAAGTCTCGTTGGTCTTATCGTCGTAGACGTTTACGCATAGTTCATGTTCAATGCCTTCCACATCCCACTGCTCTGCTGACCAGTGCAGTAGGTAGGCGGCTAGTGTCTCTTCCATCTGGGGAACATAGCGTTGCCATGCTGCCCTGTGTCCAACGGGCTGAAGCTGTGCTAGTGCCCTTACAGCCTCCGTTGGAGAGTATAGGTCCTTGCCTTCGTAGAGAGTAGACTGTAGCCCGTAGTGGTGGGCCAAGCCTACATGAAACAGGGAGCCCTTGATGAGTGGCTCGGCTGGTGGTATGTCGCTGGTACGATGCTTCATGTTGTACGACAAAGCGTACAGCCTAGGACAACGTAGTACTTTGGACAGACGATGCCATCCCTTCCGGGACGGACCCGGATCGATCAAGAACTTCCCCATGTCTACCTCTAGGCTTCAGCGGGCTGTAAGTCTGCCGAGGCGAATGGGTTGTTTTCCCGTAGGACTTCTACCTCGTTCACCACTTCAATCATTTTAGTTAGGTTCTGTTGTAACTCTTCTGGTGACCAAGCCTTATGGAATATCGCATTCGATACGGTAGCCATCATTAGTTCAAACAGTACTTCTTCTAAGCTACATTCACATTCGGTAACGGCTACCATCAGTGCTTCTCTAAACTCTAGTTGTCCTTCGTTCTCCATCTTCACTCCATGTCGCTAAATAGTTGGTCTAGTATTTCTTCTTCGTTGTCTTCTCCCGACAGGGTCCGGGCTACTCCTCCTGCTTCTTCGTCACCTAACGTCTCATACACATCTTCTAGTTTCGCCAACAGCACATCAGCCACACGCTCATCCACCGTCCCTTCGGCGATGACGTAACTGACAAGCACAGGGCGTGTCGAACCTTTTCGAGAAAATCTCCCCTCGGCCTGTGTCACCTGACCCGGTGTCCAAGGAAGAAGGGCGAATATCGCCGTGTCGGTATTTTGCAGACCGTCGATGGCTTCACCGAAAGCATCCGTCGTACCGACCAGAACACCAGCACTCTCACAGGCAGCGTACTCCTGAACGATACGTTGCCTTTCAACTAAGGAATCACCACCATGTCCTGACCACACAGTAGTGTCCTTATGCCTACTTACCTTCTTCTTGATAGCGGCGGCTAGTTTCTCACAGTCCTTACGTCGTCCAGTAAAGACGGTCACTTTCTGTCCGGCTCCAGTCAAGTCGGCTACTGTCTCTGCAATCCACTTACGCTTCCGGGCTGCGGCTTCCAGTAACTGTAGTTCGAACTGTGCTTGCCTTCCCTTCTTAGCCATCTTCTTGTACTCAGCAGCAAAGCCCGTGGGCTTCACTTGGTCTTCGGCAGGGATGTATACTTGTTGCCTACGCTTAGGAGGTAGGGACTTAGCCATCTCTGCGTAAGGTACAACATGAGTTACACTAGCCAACTTGCCACGCAGTTCGTCACAGTTGCTAGTTCCGGTAGCGTCAACACCACCCCACGAACTGGGCTTGGCATCGCAGTACCTGTGGATGAAGTCCCAGTTGGTTCCCCACTGCTTAGGCTGAACCAAGTCTAGCTGTGCCCATAGGTCAGAGCGTCTGTCCCTAATCGGCGTAGCAGTCAAGCCCAGCCTGCGGTAGGAGATTAGACTTAACCTAGCTGCTGCCGCTGCTCGGTTGTCTGCCCATCTGTACTTAACTACATCAGAGTTAGGGTTGGGCCTGTACTTCTCCTTGCGGGCCCAAGCCTTGCCTTTGTGTAGCTCGTCCCACACAATAGCTAGTCGGCTACCCTCTGCCCAAGTCTTGATGGACTCATGCCAGTAAGGTAGCATCTCCCACGATACGACCACGCACTCTGTATCTGAAGATAGCAGATGGCTAGAGTAGCCACCCAGTACTTTAAGATTGAGATTAGTGTACTGTGCCGCTTGGAACTTCCATTGGTTCTTAGCTGGTGCTCTAGTCACAACCAACTTCTTCTCAGTAAGTGGGCCACTCACTAGCCACAACAAAGCACCTAGTGTCTTACCTGCCCCACAAGCCCACCAGAACAGTGAGCCGTCTTTACTTATACTCCACTCCCATGCTTCCTTCTGGTACTCTGTAAGGTAATCCTCTAGTACCCACGGCTTCACCCGTTCCTTTACAATCGCCATCTCCCAAGGCTTAATCATCTACGTCTCCCCTAACTCCATTGGCATGATGTTGAAGGCTACCCACGCAGTGACGTTAGCTTTTAAGCCACACGCTAGCATCTCGGTCCCTTCAAACTCAACTACCACATTGAACATATCCGATACTACTTGATACATGAGTCGTTCTTCGTAGTCCGGCTCCACATCTAACTCTAAACTTAATGTAGTAATCATAGGTACAACCTAACTCGAATCACTACCCTTGGAGTAACCGTCCGCATACCAACCACCACCCTTAAGTATAAAGGTAGAAGCTGACATAAGGCGTACCAACTCGTTACTTCCGCACTCATCACATCTACAATCAGCAATAGCTAGTTCATTCCGAACTAGCTTCTCTGACCTATGGTCACACTCTTCACACTTGAACTCATAGATTGGCATGGTATCTCCAAAGGAAAAGGTAACGCCTGTAAGTAGCCAACAACAAAGGCTGTGTCCCGACAGCCCCAACAACAAAAACTACTTACAGACGCTACCTTGAATCCTATGCCATCAGAAGCGACAACGCTTTCTTGTTAGTCTTGGCACCACTACCGAACCAAGATGAAGAGAGCAGGCTCTCGTTCTTGGCTCGTTCGAACCTAGAGTCCTTAACGTCTACCCCAGTCCGAGTCTGAGCGTGGTGTGTAGTGAACTCGGTGATGGCGTTGTAAGCCCCCCAAGCAGTACCACGCACTCCGGGGATGTCAGTACCTAGACCGGCTTCAAACAACTCAGTGAGTTGGTCGTGCTTCTTGGTAGCGATGGTCAAGGCCCGACTAGTATCCTTGTCTTCCGGTAGTTCAGGAAGAGGGAACAAGTTGTTTACGAACTGGTCCCACTGGGCTGTGTTCATCTGCTTCTTGGCAAGTGAAGTCATAGCCTCACCGTACAACTCTGCTTTTGAAACAGCAAGGCCGAGGATACGTTGTGCATCCTTGACTTTATCTGCCGCTGACTTGGTATGTCGAATCTTGACCATGCTCTCTTTGTTCTTCCTAGCGTCGGCTAGTGCCATGTTCGCTGTATTCTGGCATACAATCCGAGTAGAAGTAAAGAACGACATCAGCGGTGTGATGCCATCATGTCCCTTGATGAGTGCCAAGTAGGGCTTGACTACGTCACCGGGAACTGGTTCGAAGGTAAGGTTAGTCAACTCGGCAAGTAACCAAATCTTCTTACCACCATGCAGTGAACCGGCAGTGTTGTATCGCACCAACTTACCGGGACCAGCTACTTCATCCAAGAAGCTGAAGCACTCCTTGTTCTGGATAACTTCGTACTTGCTACCAACCACACTAAGTACAGACCTAGTGTCATCCCGAACAACTGCGAAGTTATTAGGGATCTCAATCTGACTACCGTCTACGTCGTAGTTAGCGTGTATTCTCTGTAGGCCAACACTAAAGTCAAGTCCTGCTGCCTCGATTGCTTCCTCAGCAGTCACAGCCTCCTGACCAACGTACTGCCCCAAACCATGCCATGGTGTACCACCGGCATACATCATGTTCGCTCTGCCATTACTCATATCTAGTGCGTGACTCATTTTACTTCTCCTCTTTCTTAGTTAGTTTCTTATCACTCTGTCGCTCAACACTCTGCCGGACAAGCTCGTCCATCCTGTTCATCATGTCTACCATCTCCATTGCTTGCTGCATTGACTTAGCCATTAAGTCTTGTCGATCTTTCTCGTTCATTCTCCCTCCTCTTGTTTCTTCACAAGTAAACCAATGATATCTACTCCATCAAAAGCACAGAGTAAATCTGTAAGTAACTCTTCTACTACTCTACCCAAGGGCTGCTCTTTGTACTTGGCCCTAAAGAACTCCTCTAGTGGATACTTGTACAGCACACTAGCAATGTCCTTTAACTCCATAGTTTCTAGAGGATGCTCTGACTCTGGTATGTAGTAGTCATGATTAAATAACATAGGGTTATCTACCATACTGTCTCCTGTCGTTGTTGTGTTTAACCGTCCCTCGATGTCCGGTGCTGGCAGCTTATCCCGGCAGTCCGAAACCGTCCACAAATCCGCTGCGAAGCCGCATGGTTGAGCCGTTCCGCAGATTGCCGCTTGACGGACCTACCGCCGATGGGATAAGCTGTCGCCACAATCGAATCGAGGAGGCCGATTGAGTCCTATTTACCATGATGTAGAACTAGATGAGAATGTATTTGACGTAGACTATTGGAGGAAGAATGAAAGAAAACGCAATCAAGATATGGCAAGGCCCATCTCTGTTAACCGGAGATATGATTATGGTAGTCATCACAGGGCTAAGACTAAAAAGCAAGAACGATAAGACAGATGACATGTACCAGTCTTGGATACTTCTAGTAGACGAGGCACCACACCATGCAACCAAGTCAGGTAGAGATGAAGCAGTATGTGGTAACTGTCCACTACGTCCTTACCTAAAAGCAGTAAGACCTGAGCATCTAAAACGTCCCT